TTTATCACGATCTAGAATATGAGAACATGCACGTTGAGTCTGCTATTAAAGCAAATGCACTTGGTATAGAAATGACCCGTAAAGTAAAAAGACTTGGTTGTTCGTCATTCAAAGATATATTAGAAAATAATAAATTAGAAGTGTGCGACGATGATACTATTTTAGAAATATCTACATTTGTAGCAAAGGGTGTGTCATACGAAGCATCTCCTGGAAATCATGATGATCTAGTAATGAATTTTGTATTATTAGGTTATTTTATGTCGACTCAGTATTTTAGTGATATGACTGATATTAACCTAAAAGAAATAATGTTTAAACAAAAAATGAAAGAAATAGAAGATGATCTGCCTCCATTTGGATACATTGATGATGGATTACCTGCTCACCCAACAGAAGAAGAAATAGAAGGAAGGCAGTGGGCCATCGAATATGCGCCAGATATTTAAATATTATAAATAAGACTGAGTGAAAAAGAATTCGTATTATGAACCCGCATATAATTTAAATTTTCGAGAGGACAGAAATTATGGCATTTTCAGAATCTCCGGCAATTACGGTAAGAGAGGTAGACGCATCTGGTGTGGTGCCAGCAGTTTCTTCTTCTACTGGCGCATTTGTTGGTAATTTTCGTTGGGGCCCTGTTGAGAAGCCGACTTTGATTTCAAATGAAGCACAGTTGGCGGAAACATTTGGGACACCAACACCCGCTAATTCTGTCGATTACCATTCGGCAGCGTACTTTCTTAAGTACACAAATGCCCTTCAAGTTGTTCGTGTATTAGGCGATAGCGACGGTTATAACGCTTATAATCACAACGAAGTAGCTAACGGGGCTAATGTCAGAGTTAAAGATGGTGATGCATGGGATGCAGCACTAGCAGGATTTGATTCTGATAAACACACATTCGTAGCTAAATGGCCAGGTTCACTGGGCAATAGCTTAAGAGTTTCTTTATGCCCACAACAAGGTGCTGATTCAGCATATAATAATTGGGTATATAAAGATAATTTCGATACACCTCCTGGTACATCAGCTTTTGCTGAAGGTAAAAACGCAGCGAACGACGAAATTCACGTTGCGGTTGTTGACCAAGGTGGTAAATTTACTGGTACAAAAGGTACTATATTAGAAACGTATCCGTTTGTTTCAGTAGCAGCAAATGCTAAAACATCAGATGGTTCAACAAACTTTGTAAGAGACGTAATCAATAGAAAATCAGCATATATTTGGATGGCTGGTTTTGATTCAGATTACACTGTTGCAAACGCTGGTTTAGATGCAGATTCCGGAAAAGATTTCCAACTTTCTGCTGGCGTACTAGCTGCTAAAAACTACGAATTAGATTCTGGTGACGAATCAGAAAATATGGACGTAGGCGATTACATAACTGGTTTTGATAAATTTGAAGACAAAGATAATATCCAAGTAGATCTTATGATTGCACCTCAAATGACATCAAGAGCAGATACGACTACAATAGTAAACGATTTGGTAAGTATTGCACAAGGTCAACGTAAAGACTGCGTTGTAGTAGCTTCACCAGCAAGAAGTGATATTATTGGCGCAACTCCAGCAAATGCTAATACAGCTGCTGTGACAACCGCTAACACGTTTACTTCTTCTTCATATCTAGTCGTTGATAACAACTATTTAAAAGTCTATGATAAACATAACGATGAGTTTATCTTTATTCCGGCAAACTCTTCAACCGCAGGCGTTATGGCTGCGACTGATGTAACAGCTGCAACTTGGTTCTCACCAGCTGGTCCACGACGTGGTCAGTATCTTGGTGTGACAGGTATTGCATACTCTCCGAACAAAGCTCAGAGAGATGTATTATATCGTAACGGTATAAATCCGATTGCAAATATACCTGGACAAGGACTGCTTCTATTCGGTGATAAGACGAAACTCGCAAGACCTTCTGCATTCGATCGTATTAACGTACGTCGTTTGTTCTTGACTATCGAAAGAGCAATCTCGATTGCAGCTCGAAACGTAATGTTCGAATTCAATGATGAATTCACAAGAGCAGAATTCGTTGGAGTTGTAGAGCCATTCTTAAGAGACATCAAAGGTCGTCGTGGTATAACAGACTTCCGTGTGATTTGTGACGAAACAAACAATACGGGTGCTGTTATAGATAGAAATGAATTCGTTGCGACTGTCTTAGTCAAACCTGCACGTTCAATCAACTTTGTTACTCTTAACTTTGTTGCTGTACGTACCGGCGTTGATTTCGCAGAAATCGCTGGTGTATAGGAGAGTCAAATGGCAGTTTTAGGTATAGACGATTTTAAATCCAAACTTCAGGGCGGTGGCGCACGTCCCAACCTGTTTAAAGTCACTGTAAACTTTCCTACAGCAATTCCTACTGATGGAGATGCTGAGTTAACTTCTTTCTTGTGTAGAGCAGCTCAGTTACCTGGTTCTACGATTCCACCTATGCCAGTGCCTTTCAGAGGCCGAGTGCTAAACATGGCCGGCGATCGTACATTTGAACCATGGACTGTAACCTGCATGAATGATACGAATTTTGTAATTCGAGATTCAATGGAAAGATGGATGAATGGCATTAACGCACATTCACTCAATACAGGGGAAGTGAATCCAGTAAACTATCAAGCTGATTTAAAAGTTGATCAATTGGATAAGGATGAAAAAATTCTTAAAACATACAACTTTATTGCGGCATTCCCAACAGCGATCTCACCAATTGAGCTTGCTTATGATGCTAATGATCAGATTGAAGAGTTCACAATTGAGTGGACATATCAGTACTGGACATCAAACACAACTAGCTAAGTTGTTCGGAGGGCCAGGTTCTCTGGCCCTCCTTTTATTAATTAGGATGAAATATGGCCGACAATAGTGCATTAAAAATATTTGGCTTCGAAATTCGAAGAGCAAATAAAAAAGAAGAAGACAAGAAGCTACAATCCATTGTACCTCGTCAAGACGACGATGGTGCTGGATATGTTACTGCTTCTGGTTCTCATTATGGTCAGTATATTAATATTGATGGAGATGATTCTAAAGATAATCATCAAATGATAATGAAATACCGTGGAGTATCAACACACCCAGAGGTTGATGCTGCTATAGAAGATATTATTAATGAATCTATTTCAGCTTCAGAAGATGAGGCTCCAGTCTCAATTGTTCTTGATAAAGTTGAAGTATCAGATCAGATTAAAAAAGGAATTACAGAAGAGTTCGATAGCGTTTTATCGATGTTGGACTTTACAAATAATGGCCACGACATGTTTAAACGTTGGTATATTGATGGCCGTTTATATCATCACCTTGTTGTAAATGAATCTAATATTAAAGCAGGTATTCAAGAGATACGACCTATTGACTCTGCAAAGATTCGTAAAGTAAAACAAGTAAAGAAAAAGAAAGATCCAATAACTGGAGCTAATATAGTTGAGTCAGTAGATGAATACTACATTTATCAAGAAAAACCTGGACAGCAGACATCAGGTGTAAAACTATCTCACGACTCAGTAAGTTATGTGACGTCTGGACTTTTATCGGCTGATAGAAAAAAAGTTGTATCACATTTACATAAAGCTCTGAAGCCAATTAACCAGCTTCGAATGATGGAAGACTCACTGGTTATCTACAGGCTTGCACGGGCGCCTGAGAGACGAATATTCTATATTGACGTAGGTAACTTGCCACGAGGTAAGTCTGAACAATATATGAAAGATATTATGGCTCGTTATCGAAATAAACTTGTATATGACGCAGACACAGGACAAATAAGAGATGATCGCAAACATATGTCTATGCTCGAGGATTTTTGGTTACCGAGAAGAGAAGGTGGCCGAGGAACTGAAATATCCACACTTCCAGGTGGAGAAAATCTCGGACAGATTGACGACATCATCTACTTCCAAAAGCGTCTCTATCGATCATTAAATGTTCCTATCAATAGATTAGAACAAGAAGCACAGTTTAGTCTAGGTCGATCTACTGAGATAAGTAGAGATGAATTAAAATTTCAGAAGTTTATTGATAGGCTTCGTAAACGTTTCTCAATGTTGTTCTTAGAAATTTTAAAGAAACAACTTGTAATGAAAGGTTTAATTACTGAAGAAGATTGGAATGAATGGAAGAACGATTTGGTTATCGATTACTCAAGAGATAATCATTTTACAGAATTAAAAGATGCTGAGCTACTAAGAGAAAGACTACAAACTCTAGATCAAGTAAGTCAATATGTAGGTGACTACTTCTCAAAAGAATGGGTTATGAAAAACGTATTACAGTTTAACGATGATGACATTAAACAGATTTCACAACAAGATGATGAAGAACAGCCAGATCAAGATAATGCACAGCAAAATCAAGATGAAGAATAATTTTATTATAAATAATAGGAAACGGAGTTATTATGGAAAATATTGAACAATTGATACAACAGGCAAATGATAAAGATTTTGCAAATGCTAATAATACATTTGTAGATATTATGAATCAAAAGCTTGCTGATACTTTAGAACAAGAAAAAATTAAAGTATCTGGTCAAATATATAATGGATTAGAATCCGAAGAAGATGAAGAACAACTAGAACTAGATTTAGAAGATGACGCCGAAGAATTAGTTACTGCTGATGCTGAAGCCGATGAGTCTGAAGAGGATGAAGATGATGTTGACGACGAGCCTGATACAGACGAATCCGATGAAGACCCTGAAGAATCTTAGAGAAGCCGTAACAAAAGAGCGGACAGTATACAAAAGAAAATATATGGGTTTCAAACTGGAAATCATACAGAAGCATGATAAGTTTGAAGCATATGTAGACGGTGAGAAATTAGACACTTATGATACGAAAAAGCATGCACAAAAAATGATCATGCAATTCGTTAGGGAAGTAGATTAATGAAGCTTATTGCTGAATACACAGAACAAGATATTCAATGC